TACATCGCTTTATGGTATCCTTTAACATCTCTAACCGATCCATCTTCATTTAAGAACTTCTTAATAAGATTGGTGATATTGGATTGTTTTTCAGCTACCGCTTCCGGGTTCGAAACTCCATATCTAAAACTTTTCTCACCTAAATTGAAATCAAAACCTTTGAATTCTTGGGTAAACAATGTTTTAGTCTCAGCTTTAAACTTAGAATGTTGCGTCTCTGCTTTTTGTTGATCCTGATTGTATCGGTTGAAAAAGTCCATAGCTTTTTGTTGTTCTTGGTTAACACCAGGACGCAATTTAATTTCGTCATAGTATTTACTTTTGATTGTCTCCAAATAAGTTTTGGCTTTTGCAACTTCCTCTTTAAATGCGAGTCTTTTTTTTCTGACATCTCGCTCGTCATCTATATCCTCATCATAGTCGAAAGTATCTTCAATTAAGAAGTCAATTTCTTCCATGTTTAAATGTGGTCTTGTTTGTTTATAGTATTCCTTTAATAAGGTATCACTATCTGTGTTTGAATAATCAGCATTAAGTCTTACGTAATCTTCTACAGTTCCACCAGTTTCTTCCATAAAACTAACAAGTTTTTCTACATTTTCTGGTAATTTTCTACCTGTTGTTGCTTGTTCTTCAATATGCTGGTTTAATTCCGCTGTAACATTTTCAACTTCTTGAACTATTTCTTGTTCACTGATTTCTTCAATAACATTTTCAATGGTCCCTTCGTTTCCTTGTCCCACTTCTTGCAATCCCATTTCGGACTGTTCTGCGCGTAACACGCTGCTCTCTGTGCTTGGTTCTTGAATGGCATCTTCTGGTTGATTAGGGATTACTACTTTTGTTATCTCTTCTGCTGGCTTTGCAGCTGATAAATCTACTTTTGTAGGTTCATCTGATTTTGTTAACTTTTTAGGGGTAGCTCTTTTAGCTTTTAATTTAAATTCCCCTTCTTGTTTTACAGGTTCTGACATGATATAATATTATAAAATTGGTTAATAAAAATTTATTTTGGTCCAAACTGGGATAAATCAAACCCATCTAAATTATCAAACCCAGCTGACTCAAAGTCCATTGGGGGTAAATTATTTTTTCTTTGATTAGTTAATTCAGATTGTATTGATCCTCTTAATTTTTCTCTTTGATCCTTTTTATCTTCTGCCATTTGTACTTTTGAAGTTATGGCTTGTGATTGTAATTGAGCAAGCTGCATATTATATTGAAACTCTAATTCCATTAGCTGTTGTTTCAATCTAGCTTCATACTCCATTTTTTCTATCTCAAATTGATTCTTAGCTTGTGCCACTTGTATTTGTGTTTGAGATAATGCTTGTTGCTTTTGAACTTCTGACATCGCTGCAGATTCTGCTACTTGAGAATTTGCTTGTGCTTGAGCCTGAATATTTGCTTGTTGCATTGTCTGTTGCTGCATCATCTTGCGCTTACGTTTGTATTTCAACGCTTGATTAGCAAGTTTGATATTATTGATCTCTCTAATATCAATGGCATCCTCTAAATCAATACCTCCTGATTGTAATGCAACTTGTATATTTTGTTCTAACTGTGCTTTTTCTTCTTCGTCTGGTTCTACTTCTAAATAGATACCAAAATCATGAATATCCAATTGCTCTAACTCTTTAAGTGTTTCCGTGTTATATAAGGATATACTATTTCGTAAAGCATTTGCAGTAATAGGAAATTTCAATGCATCCGCTGCTCTTTTTGATATGTTTTCACATATTCTCAAAGTTAAAAATAAACTTCCATCTAATATATGTTTTGTTGCAGTATTTGATGAAGCAGCAGCCATTTTTTGTAATCCAACTAATGAATCTCTATTAGGCATACTTCCATCTCTTGCTTCATTTAATCCCGTTACATCACGGATCATTTGTAGATAATACTGATAAGCTGTAATTAATGATTGTATTTTTGCGCCTGCAGCCGATGTTTGTAATTCTTGAATAGGCACTTTACCTTGATTCAACCCTCCATCTTGGGTCATTGATCTACCAACAATACTACCAGTTTGGAAATACATATTTAATGCTTCAGCAGCATTGTAGTTTGTTCCGTTACCTAAATCAACTTCCGCTAATCCATCAACATCTACAAAAACCCCATCTGGCACCATCTTAGCTAATACCTGCTGCAATTTTAAATGCGTTAATTGAATCATATCAGCAAATGTAGTAATTCTACTTACTAATGATTCAATTCTACCACGGTACATTCTAGGAGCTACAATAGCATAATTCATATCTACCCTTGTAGTATCTGATAATGGTCTTGTCATGTTTTCACATAATTCCCATTTAAGCATTTGGTTATGTCCTAATATTTTTGCTCCTGAATATAATACTTCAATACTTCTAGATACAACCTCAAAGTTATCACTTGGTGGAGGATTAAAGAAGTCCGTTTTTTGTAAGGCTTTTTCTAAACCTTGTTCTGTTTGTTTTATTTTAAATACTTGATTAGAATATGTTTTATATTCAAAATATAGTACTTGTACAATATTTCCATCCTGATATGATCCATTGAAATTTCTTGTGTAACTTGTATTACCTTGATATTTTTCAATTTCTCTTAGTTCTTCAACATCCAAGTCAGGAAATTCTTTTTTTAATTCTTGTAATCCAATAGATTTTACTTCTCCAACATAATATATATCGGAAAAGTTAGGGTCTTCTGTATAAGAATAAACAAGATTTACTGGATCTACGTATTCAATCTCAATACTATTAGATTTATTAAAACTTGTTTTAGCACAAGCAATTCCTAAAACTGTTAAATCATAATTTAATCTTTTATTAATTAAATCATATTTATTATTAGCTAGGAAGTTACTTATTAATTCTTCTTCTGCAATTTCAACCGCCTGTTTGTAAGAAAGTTGCATATGCAATGCTAATTGTTCGTCGTCTTCAGGTAATAAATCTGGATTTGCAGATTGGTATAAGTCAGCCCCAAGTTTACTTTTTAATTGCGCAAGCAGCTCTTTAGCCTGCATATCATTTGTAAGCGCTTGGGTGTATTTTGTTTTTGCAGAAACTGAAGCTGGATCTTGAGCTACAGTTTTTACTTTATAATTTCTACTTGATATTCCATTTACAACAATATCAACAAATTTAGGTATAACAGGTACTGGTTTCCAGTCTATGTTTAAATAAGACAAATCGCCATTAATAGCCATTTCGTCTTTATACTTTTGAACACTTTGTTCTCCTCTAGCGTATAATCTTAAATTATGGTATCTTTGCCAGTTGTTATTCCATCTACCATTGGCCCCACCAGTTCCAGAGTTACCATTGAACCATTCGTATTCAATAGCCTGCCCAACTAATGTGCCATATTCTAGACTTTGTTTTTCTTCATCCGGTACAACCTGACTTGGGAAAGAACTGTTACTATTGGTATAAATCATTTATTATATTATTTCGGAGGAGTCTCCATTATTGTTATATTTTTTAAATCCTAATTCAAATTTAGGCTTCTCGTATGGTGTTGTAGGAACATATAAATGTTTATTACAAGCCATTATAGCTAAACCAGAACTAATAGAAGCATCATGTTTTGTTCTATTATTAATATTAAATCTTGCCCAATCTTCCAGGGTTTTTTGGAAATACATATTCCCGTAGCATTCATTATTATATCCAACATGATTCTCTATATATGTTTCAATAGCTGAAGCGTGTGCTTGCATTATATCTTGAGAGGAGTTTGGTATGCCTCCTATTTCTTTTTCAGCTGGTGATAATTTATTCCAAACTTTATCCGGTCTATTTATTGAAAACCCTCTATAACCTCTTCTTTTTAAATAATATAAAAGCCTTGGTTTATTATTCTCTGCTAATATAGGCATACCGTAAAACACCAAAGCCATTAATACATATTCAAAAAACATCTCAGCTGTTTGAGGTCTTGCAATATATTCTAAAAAGAAATGATTAGGAGGAACATCTTCCATGGTAAACTTTGTTAATCCATGAAGTGCTCCGTTAGATCCTCTGCTTACATCTACTGTTCCTGATATATCATAACTATCACAACCAAATGCACCACAGTGTTCATTACCTGGGTATTTAAGCCCATTCCTTATAATTACACGGTTTTGAAGATGTTTAGGTGGTATCCAAGAAATTAAAAATCTTCCATCCTTATTTGGATAAAAAATTACTTGTGAATCTTGTATTCCGTTTTCCCATTGAAAACTACCTCGTGTTAAAACACTTGAGTTTCTAAGGTCATCATTGTAATCTATTTGTTCGTATATCTTAGTAAGATTAAACAAAGATTGCTTTGCTTCATCTCTAAACGCATGCTGTTCTGTTCTTGGGAACTGACGGTAATATTCATTTAAACCATCTTGATCACTCTTTAAGCCGTCTACCTCATTCTGCCAGTGTTCAATAACACCATATTCAATCCAGTTTCCATCTACGCCTTTTACCGGGGTTTTTGGAGTGTCGAATACAGGTAAGCCATAAGTATCAATGAATCCCTCGTACGACCATTCCATAGGTATGAACAAACTATATAATCCTGAGCTAGTCTGACCATTGCGGTTTCTCTTTGTGACGTCGGAGTCATAATATAATTTTTTAAAGTTATCTCCTCCTTTATCTAAAGCGTTTGATGTTGATCCCATCATACACTTACCAATAATTCTACTACCTAATCGAAGACACGTTTTTGTAACGCGCCAATTATTTAATATGTTATCGGGTTTTAACCATTTACCACTTTCATCATGTACGAGTAACTTTAATTTCTCCCCATCATAAGAGTTGTCTCCGGTGTTCTTCCAGTCAATTGTAGTATCTAATCCTTCTAATTCTATAGCAGTTTCATTTGCATCTAATTTTCTTCTCGTAAATTTAGAGGCTGGAACCCTGTATGCTAATTCTGTTTTAGGACGGTCCATACCGTCTTGTATTGGTTTGAAAAAGAAAGGATAGTTAATAGAGATTGGAACAACTTTATCTGTGAACATTGTTTTAGCATCTTGTCCAGATTTTGATAATATACCAAATCTTGAGTCGCTTGATATAGTTGCTTGGTTTACTAATTCCGCAGAAGACATAAATGAAAATCCAGAACGTCTATTTTTTAAATAACACATTCCATAACATCTTGTATCCGCTTTACAAGCTTCCCAAAATATGAAGAACAATCTATTTGATTCCCTAAAATCTGGTGCACCTACATCTATCTTGCTCCATTGCAAGTACATATAGTGTGTACCGGTTATATAGGTTGGTATTCCATTATTGTTAAAGTATACACCTTCATCTCTATATTTAAATTCAGCATCTACATAATCGTACCACTGCTCTTTAAAATGATCTGGATATTTATTCCAATCAAATACATTCTTTATTTTATCTAACTCTTTTGGGTATTCTATTTTCTCCCAATACTGTTCTTCTTTTTTATTAGATCTAGAATATACTTTTTCTACTTCAGGTAAGGCTATCTTTAAATTTTGGATTTCATATATCTCACCAATCTTTCCAGTTTTACTAATAACAACCATATCATGGTCTTTATTATATCCATATGCCCATTTTTTATTACGATTGTTTTGCTTTATAACGCTTTGCTTAACGTAATTGGGTACAACTCTAAATAAATTTTGTTCGTACATTATTTAGATCTCCCTTCTGCAAAACCTTTAAATACTTTTTGTGCAGTATCTTTTGCTGTTTCCTCGTCGTTTAATATTCTTTCTTCGAGTTCGATTCTTGTAAGTATTTCAAATGCATCGAATATTGCGAGCTTTTTAGTTGCAGCCGCATTCTTTAATTTGTCTGCCGCTAAATCGTCTTCGCCATTATCTAAAATAGCCTCTTCAGCTACTTTGATTAACTCCAATACTGCTTTATGCCCAGCTTGGATTATATTCAGCTTCGTCTCCTTTATATTCATACTTAATTACAATATCATTAGATTTCATACAATATAATCGCTCCCCATCTATTATAAAGTCATATTCTCCATAAGGAGTATAACCCACTAAGTCACCAGGATTGATTTTAAGCTTATTTAAAGAACTATTTCCATATTTTAATATACCAATAAGCTTTTGTTCCTTATCGAGCTTTAAATAGTCAATATTCTTTAATGGTTTTATAAAACATCTATCACCAAATGATTTCCATTCAGCATCTGTTTTATATAAATATATCTGATCAAGATCGCAAAAGTAAAGATCATCTTTAAAATAAGCTCTACTATTTTTTATTTTGCCTCTTATATCATAAAACTTTCTAAATACATTATGATGTATTACAACAATGTCTCCCACTTTTATATCTGTAGTATATGCTAATGGTACTGAAACCACTTCCGCAAAATTATTAACAGATTTAAAACTTTCTATTTGGGTATTTAGTATAAGATCTTTATCTCCTACTTTGACTTTGTTGTTGTATCGATCTCCATTTACTGGACGAACGATAAAACTAAAGACGCTTTTCATTAATATTCTAAATCGTATTCGATAGCAATAGCCATATTAGAATTAAACTTCTTCCAAGGCATTACTTCGTCTTCTTTCTTAATGTAAATTTTATAGGACTTATCGGATGCTTCAAGTATACAGGAAATTTCGTGTCCCCCATATACTTGCTGTCCAACAGAATAGTGCATAGCCTCATTTTTATAGTCTACACCTATACTTATTTTTCTAATAACCGAGTCCATTATTTTGCTTCTTCAGCATTCTCTTCTATTACAGTGTAAGTTCCGTCTTCTAAATTAATATTGATAGCCCCATACTCTTCTTGTAATACGTTTTTATAATCTTCAACTGCTTTATTAACTTCAGCTAATTGGTGTAGGTAACCATGCTTTTGTGATTCCAATACTCCAATGTTTGTTAACAATGCGTTAATGTCTTTTTGTTGATTTACAATTGTTTCTAATTGTACTGCTGTAATTTGTTTTACTACATCCATTTGATTTAATTTAATTGTTTATTATGATAATGTTAAAAGGTATTTTAATTTTGCTGTTTCTCCTGATAATGATTGAGCTAAGTTTGATATATCTCCAAATGCTCTAGAATCTCCATATGCTTCTAACTCTTTTGAGAATTGCATTACTTTATCTGCAACATCCATTGCATCAGCATTATTCCCAATTAATTCAATCTTAATTGACTGAATTCTTTTCCCAGTATATCCCATTAGCTTTTCTACCACGTCATCTTTAAAATCCTGTAAGAATTCGTAAAATGATCCTGTAGCTTTATGTTCGGCATAACTTCTTGTTTGCCAATGTATCATATGAATTTGCTCGTGAAAGAATGTTAACTTACCTGCTATTTCTTCTGTTGTCATTTTATATTATTTTATTATTATGGAAAAGAAAAAGATCCCGTAGACCCATCTCCCCAAGGGTCGTCTAATTCGTAAAAGCAAGAAGGACCAGTGGTAACATTATGCCCATTGCCAGATAAATCTACTTTTAAAGCATTCAAGCTTAATCCTTGACCTACTAAAAATATAGTACGGGCATTTGGCGTGAAATTCTCTGATGGATTCTCAAAATTAACATTAGTATCATATGTAGCGTTATTAATCCACTCAAAATTTGTCATTTCCCCCTGTAAAACCCTTCCAGTATTACTTGAACCAATATATAAAGGTTCGCCTTCATTGCTAACAGGGCTGGAACTAAAACGATAATTAGTTACCCATTGACCATTGAAAGCAAACCATATTCTGTCTGCTATTCTTTGGATACAATAAAAGTTCCATCTTTGAGATAATACTCCAGGTACAGCTATGCTTATAATTTCTGTGCTGTCTATCCTATATTTAAATATCATATTTGGCGCACTATATTCTAAGTAAGCAGAGTGAATTTGGCCATTTTCCCCACATGTAAAAAATACTTGAGGACCTCCGCTACCTTGTGCTATTGCTCCACCCCACCATCTTAAAGTATAATCACCTTCTAATATTAAATCATTGCTACTAGTTATAGATGCTGTTAAAGGAATAGGTCCAGATTGTTGATAAGTTGCATTTGGCCATCCAATAGCCATTCCATTACCAAACCCCATTAGTATAAAGCTACAATATCAGAACAGGTTGTAGAAGCTTCTCCACCATCACTATCCCAAATACAATCAACTATTACTGGAAAAAAAGTACCATTTGGTATATTGTAAAAAATAGTAAATCCACTTTGAGGATCTGCGTCGTTCCTATAATAACTATTACCACCAACAACACGACAAATTAAAGTGCCTCCCGTGCCTATATATAATGCAGCTGAACCCAAATTTATAGCGGTTAATGGATTATTTGGATTTCCACTAACTAATACTTCACCTGCTCTTGTTCCAAAATCTGGTTGATTACCATATTGTCCCATAATTTATTTTTTAAATATTTTGTTATATATTTTGCTTTTGTTCTTTAAGGAGTTGCCAAGCATAGGGAACTCTAATACTGTATTACCTGGAAAGTTAATTTCTTTCTCCCCTGGATTCATTATTTTTTCATTACCTAAATTGTCAATACCTAAAACGGGGAACTCTACGTTTTCCATAGTGATGTCCCCGCTTGGTATTACATTATAAGGTCTATCTTTGTCAGGACTATTTTTTTTATAACCTTCAGTTGATAGATTTTTCATTTAGTATTTTTTCATTTTTGCTGGAGTCTTTGCCTTAGACTTCATTTGTTTAGCAGGAGATTTCTTCATAGCTTTTTTATTTTCGCTTTTTTTCTGAAATACTACTCTATCAATACCTTCTGCTTTATTTTTAGCTATATTAGATTCCCAATTAGCTTGATTCATTGCATTGGTAGCTCTAACCGCTCTATCCGCATCAACTTCTGTGGTTTTAATAGTAGGCATAGGTCTTACTAACTTCTGCCTTCTTTCTTCTACAATTTTGTTACGTCTTTCTAAAGCTTTTCCAGTAAGGCCTCTAGCAGCTTCATCCCCTTCTTTTGCTTGAGCATATTTTTTATTGGTAATAGCATTCATTTTATTTGTGAATTCTATTTCTCTTTGAGCTCTTTTTTCATTTAAAGTTACTAAACCTCTAGACCCAATTGCTTCACTTCCAGCGTATCCTCTTTTTCCTTCTATTGTATAAATTGTTTTTGAAGGCTTACCTGTTACTGGATTTTCTTTAGGAGTAGTTGTAATTGCCGGTGTAGTCGTAATTTCTGGTTTATCTTTACCTGTATCTGTAACAGAAGCTTTTTCTGTAATTGTTTTAGGTTTATATTGTTCACCAAATGGTTTATTTTCTTGTTCTGCCTTAGCTTTAGCAGCTTTCCATTTTGCAATTTCAGCAGGTGTTGAAGCAATTTTTTCAACAGATTTCCCTGGAATTGTTGCACTAGCACTTCCTTCAAATGTTCTTACATCTTTTGATGTGCCTTTATTCTCTCCAGCTTCTTGTTGTTTTTTTCTAGCTTCTGCTAAAGCTTTTTCTTTAAGATCAGATCCTGATACAGGATTTTTTTCAGCACCAACTTGTAAAAGTGCAGATGGAAGACCATGCCCGGTTTTTTGAAAGGACAATCTGCCCGGTTTCATATTAAATGCCATATTGTTGTTTTTTTATTATTTTATTTTTGTATATGTTATAGTTACATTAATATTACCGTTTACAACTCTCTGTAGTGTTGTTTTGTTTATAAACGTAAAAACACTTACAGTAACCCAATTATTATCTAATAAGACTTCTTTAAGTAATACTGAATTTCTATTTACTTTAAAATCTATTAGTGTTAATGGTTCACCAGTTGATCCACAAATATCTTGTACTTGTAAAGTTCCCTCTGCATCTTTCCAAAAGAATAGTTGGCTTGATTCTTGATCTGGTTTCCAATAACCAATTAAATCGTTAGTATTAATTTTTTGTTTAAAATTTAATCCTTGAGAAAAAACATTTAAACTAAATAATACAGTTG